GCAAACGTTGGTAACTTAGGTACAGGTGGTTTAATTACTGCTACTGGAAATGTAACAGCAGGTAATTTAGTTACCGGTGGTGTAATCAGTGCAACCGGTAACGCAAACGTTGGTAACTTAGGTGCTACAGGTGTATTTGCAACAACACTAAGTGCAACTGGCAATGCTAATATTGGTAATATTGGTACAGGTGGTTTAATTACTGCTACAGGTACAATAACAGGTGGTAACTTAGCAACAGCGGGTACATTAAGTGCTGGCGGTAACGCAAACGTTGGTAACTTAGGTGCTACAGGTGTATTTGCTACTACATTAAGCAGTACAGGTAATAGTAATGTAGGTAATTTAGGTACAGGTGGTTTAATTACTGCTACGGGTAATATTACTGGCGGTAACTTAATAACAGGTGGTGTAATCAGTGCAACCGGTAACGCAAACGTTGGTAATATTGGCGCTACAACTGGTGTGTTTACAAGTATAACAGGAACACTAACAACTGCTGCACAACCAAATATTACAAGCACAGGTACATTAACAAGTCTATCAGTAAGCGGTAATAGTAATATTGGTAATATTGGTACAGCTGGATTGATTACTGCAACTGGTAATATTACCGGTGGCAATTTAGTAACAGGTGGTGTATTAACTGTAACAGGTACTGGTTTAAGCAGTATTGCTGGTAACTTAGACATGACCAGCAACACTATTATTAATCTTGCTACACCTACAAATCCAAATGATGCTGCAACAAAGCAGTATGTTGATGATGTTGCACAAGGCTTGAACATACACGATGCAGTACAAGCAGCTACTCCAAACACATTAGCTTCTTTATCTGGTGGTACTGTAACATATAATAACGGTTCAAGTGGTGTAGGGGCAACATTAACAACTACAGGTACATATAGTATAATCGACGGTGTTAATGTTCAAACAGTAGGTCTACGTATTCTTGTTAAGAATGAAGCAAATACTGTACATAATGGTATCTATACTTATACAAGTACAACAGTTCTAACACGTGCTACTGATTATAACAGTGTTCCAGAAGTTGAAGCAGGCGACTTTGTATTCTGTACTGGTGGCACATTATATGACAATACTGGTTGGGTACAAACAAGTAGTCCAGCTACCATAGGCGGAGCATCTGATTTTATTGAATTTACTCAATTCTCAGGTGCAGGCACATACAATGCTGGTACAGGCTTAACATTAACTGGTACTACATTCAGTGTAAATGCCTCACAAACGCAAGTAACAGCAGTTGGTACATTAACAAGTTTATCAGTAAGTGGCAATGCTAATATTGGTAATGTTGGTGCAACATTATTTGTAGGTAATTTGAGTGGTGCTGGAAACAGTAACGTCGGTAATTTAGGTACCGCTGGATTAATTACTGCTACAGGTAATATTGGTGGTGGCAATATTAACACAGCAGGGCAGCTAGTATCTACTGTAGCGACAGGAACAGCTCCGTTAGTTGTATCTTCAACTACCCGTGTTGCAAACCTTAATGTTGCATATGCAAACGTTGCTGATTTTATAAATGTTGCAGATAGCACCGGTAATGCATTCTTAGTTTTTGCAAATGCAACTAGTGGTAATGTAGCAGAATATGCAAACTCTGTGTTTGTAGCTAACTTGTCAAATGGTGCTATTACTGCTACTACATTTGTTGGTGCTTTAAGTGGTGCAGCAACTACAGCAGGTACTGTAACTACAGCAGCACAACCAAATATTACAAGTGTTGGTACTTTAACAAGTTTATCAGTAAGTGGCAATGCAAACGTTGGTAATTTAGGTGTTACTGGAATATTTTCTACTACATTAAGTAGTACGGGCAATACTAATGTTGGTAATTTAGGCACAACTGGATTGATAACTGCATCAGGTAACATTGGCGGTGGTAATATTAACACTGCAGGACAGTTAGTTTCTACGGTAGCAACCGGAACTGCTCCATTAGTTGTTTCTTCAACAACACAAGTTGCAAATTTAAATGCGGCTACTGCTGGAACTGCAGGTAGTGCTACAACAGCAGGAACTGTGACCACAGCAGCGCAGCCAAACATTACTTCAGTTGGTACACTTACAAGTTTAGGTGTTAATGGAACTGTAACTGCTGTAGCATTTACTGCTAATACTGGTGTATTTACTGGTAATGCTAATGGTTTAAGTTCATTACAAGCAGGTAATTTAACTGGTACCGTCGCACAAGCAAGACTTGCTAATAGTTCATTAACAGTTAATGGAACTTCTATATCATTGGGTGGTTCAGGTACTATAACTGCTAACACTACTCAAACATTAACACGTGGTACATATTTGACTGGTAGTGATTTTAATGGTGGAACTGCTACAACGTGGGCAGTTGATGCAACTGATGCTGCGACTGCAAGTAAAATTGTCGCACGTGATAGTTTAGGTAGTTTCTCAGCAAATGCAATCACAGCATCTGCATTCATAGGAGGTGGATCAGGTTTAACATCATTAAACGCAACTAATATTGCTAGTGGTACACTTGCTCAGGCAAGATTGGCAAATAGTTCATTGACTGTTAACGGCACTTCAATATCATTGGGTAGTTCAGGTACTATTACTGCTAATACTACTCAGACATTAACATTAGGTTCATTTTTAACTGGAACAAGTTTCAATGGTGGTACGGCAGTAACAGCAGCAGTAGATGCTACATCAGCAAATACTGCAAGTAAGGTTGTTGCTAGAGATGCTAGCGGTAACTTCAGTGCTGGCACAATCACTGCAACATTGAGCGGTGCAGCTACAACAGCAGGCACTGTAACAACAGCAGCGCAACCAAATATTACAAGTACAGGTACACTTGTATCATTAACTGTAAGTGGTAATGCTGTCGCAGGTAATATTAGTGCAAGTATAGCTACGTTCTCTGGTAATATTGATGGTGCAAACGTTATTGTTGATCCTAACGGTAGCTTGATACATAGTATTAGTCCAACAGTTACTGCTGCTGGTACAGTAATAAGCAATGCAACTTCAATATTTAACGATATTTGTGTTGTTACATCTTGTGCTAGTGGAGCAGGTGTAACATTTGGAGTTGCTACTCCAGGTATGAGAAAATTAGTTATCAATACTACTGCTAACTCATGTTTAGTTTATCCTACTGCTGGTGGACAAATAAACAGTTTAGGCGCTAACGTTGCTTACTCATTAGCAGCAGGCGGAAGATTAGAATTTATTGTAGCTACTACTACTCAGTGGTATACATTGAACGCTACATACGCTTAATTAGTATAAACCATAACGTATTTTTCAAATCATTATAAGATTTGTTAAATACGTTGTGGTTAACATATTTCAATTAAGTTATGAAACCAGACTTAGAAACTGGTACGAGTTAAGACAAAAACTACAAGATACAGACACAAAAACAAAATGTGTTGAAATTGATAGATTTTGGCAATATACCCCAATAGTAAATCATTATCTACATCCATATGATATGGATAACTGGCCTAATCCTTGGGAATTAATAGCAGATAATAATTATTGCACATTGGCTAGAGGTTTGGGAATGATATATACACTATTACTATTGGGAATAAACGATATTGACTTTTGTTTAGCTACCGATGATAATAGTGAAGACGTTACCATAGTCCTAGTTGATAACGCAAAATATGTATTGAATTACTGGCCTGATATGGTTCTAAATATCAAATCAACAGATTTTAAAATTAATAAAAAATTAGACATAGACATTATAAAGAAAAAAATAACAGGTGGCACATGAAAATTTATGTAACTAAGCGAAATGGAACAAAAGAACCACTAACATTAGAAAAATGGCAAGCGCAAGTTGCAAAAGTATGTAAGGGCATAGCAGACGTTAGCCCATCAATGATAGAAATACGTAGTAACCCACACTTCTATGATGGTATTACTACAACTGAAATTGACAATATCACATTAAGAGCCATTGTAGATTTGATTGACGTAGAATCAAACCCAGACATTGGTCATACCAATTATCAATACGTAGCAGGCAAGCAACGTTTAAGTATGTTGCGTAAAGATGTGTATGGAGATTACGAGCCTCCCCATCTATATGAAATTGTTAAGAAAAATATCAACATTGGCTTATATACAAAAGAACTTTTAGAATGGTATTCTATAGAAGATTGGAACAAGATGAATGACATGCTTGACCATTCTAAGGATGAACAGTATAGTTATGCAGCAATAGAACAATTGATTGAAAAATATCTTGTTCGTAATCGTTCAACAAAGGAAATTTATGAAACTCCACAAATTAGATACATGGTCGCAGCAGCTACTGTCTTCCATAAAGAGGAACCCAACAGTGCTAGAATGCGATATATCAAAGAATACTATACAGCCGCTAGTGATGGCCTATTTACTTTGGCTACTCCTGTGCTTGCTGGTCTCGGTACTCCTACCAAGCAGTTTAGTTCCTGCGTTCTCATTAGGAGTGATGACGACCTTGATAGCATTTTTGCTAGCGGGGAAATGATGGCAAAATATGCCAGTAAACGTGCTGGCATAGGTTTAGAAATTGGAAGATTAAGGTCTTTAGGTAGTCCTATTAGAGGCGGAGAAATTATGCACACCGGCATGATTCCTTTCTTAAAGAAATGGTTCGGTGATTTAAGGAGTTGTAGTCAAGGTGGAATACGTAATGCAAGTGCTACTGTTTTTTATCCTATTTGGCATCATCAGTTTGATGATCTTATTGTGCTTAAAAACAACCAAGGAACAGAAGAAACCAGAGTCCGTCATATGGATTATGGGGTTGTGCTTAGTAGTTTCTTCTGGAGACGATTCAAAAACAAAGAAAACATAACTTTCTTTGATCCTAATGAGGTTCCTGATCTTTATGAAGCATTTTATAGCAACACAAGACTTTTTGAAGAACTTTATGTTAAGTATGAAAAACAACGAGGACTCAGAAAGAAAGTTATGGCTGCTGAAGAAGTTTTTAAAGGAGGAATCCTTAAAGAAAGAACCGACACTGGACGTATATATCTAGTGTTCATTGATAACGTAATGAATCAAGGTCCTTTTGATTCAGAGTATCATACCATTTATCAAAGTAATCTCTGCTGTGAAATTCTACTTCCTACTCGTCCTTTTAAACGTCTTGATGATAGCGATGGTCGCATTGCCCTTTGCACTCTCGGTTCGATCAACTGGGGAGCGTTTAGAAATCCTGAAGATATGCGTAGAGCTTGTCGTATACTCCATCGTAGTCTCAACAATATTTTGGATTATCAAGATTTCTTATCTATACAGTCTAAGTTGAGTAATGATGAAATACGTCCATTGGGCATCGGTGTAACTAACTTGGCATACTGGCATGCTAAACGAGGTTTCAAGTACGGTGAAAAAGATTCATTACAAGAAGTAAAATCTTGGATGGAACATCAAGCATATTACCTTACAGAAGCAAGTGTAGAGTTAGCACAAGAACGTGGCAAATGTATAGATAGTGATAAAACATATTATGGTAAAGGTGTGTTCCCTTGGGAGCGTAGAGCCAACGGTGTTAATCAACTAGCAGATTTCACACCTGAACTAGATTGGGAACCACTACGTGAACAAATGAAAACACACGGAGTCCGTAATGCTACACAAATGGCTATCGCTCCTGTAGAATCTAGTAGCGTGGTAATTAATTCAACAAATGGCATAGAAATGCCAATGAGTTTAATTACTGTAAAAGAAAGTAAAGCAGGATCATTCACTCAAGTTGTTCCCGAATATCATAAACTAAAAAACAAATATCAGTTAATGTGGGATCAAAAAGATTGTGACGGTTATTTAAAGACAAGTGCAATATTACAAGCATATGTAGATCAAAGTATTAGTACCAATACATTCTATAATCCTGCACATTTCCCAGAGCGCAAAGTTCCAACGACATTAATTGCAAAGAATTTAATGCAAAGTCAGTTATGGGGTCTTAAGACATTTTACTATTCACTAATTAACAAGCATGGGGCCAAAGCAGAAGATACAGTTGAAGCACCATTAGAAGTTATTGATTTTGATGATGCAGAAGATTGCGAAGCATGTAAACTGTAAGAATAATGGCTACGTTTGATGCAATATTGGTAACTGACACTCCTGCATATCCTAGTTGGAATCGAGGATATGGAGCACATAGATTAGCAACACATTTAAGAGGTCATGGATATACAGTATTGGTTATAGATTTTTCTGCTGCATTAACACTTGAAGTTTGGGAACAAATTGTGAATTTAGCTGTAGGTCCTAATACACAATTTGTTGGTTTCAGCACTACATGGTGGCGATACAGAAACATGAATGCAAAGACTCATAGTCTCAATTTAGCAGTAAATGTACGAGGTGCTTACGGAGAAGAGCCATCTAATATACCAACAACACTAACACATTATGCTATAGTAGGGCAGGGTCATAAAATAGTTGATCCTGTAAAAAGACGTAATCCTAAAACAAAGATACTTTTGGGTGGCCCTAAAATAGATTGGTACCTTGATTTTCCTGCAGATCATTTTATCGCAGGACTTGCAGAGGTTGAAATCATTGATTACATGGAGCAACCTAAAAGAATATGGAACAAGCTGATAAATCACGACACAAAAGCTGAAAGTAGAGATTGGGGTTGGTTAGACAGTTGTACAACTTATACAGAGTATGACCAAATTAAAAGTGATGAATTACTGACACTAGAAGTAACAAGAGGTTGCCGTTTTAAATGTACATTTTGTCAATTTCCTCTAATTGGGAAAAAAGATTTAGCATCATATTTAAAAACAAAAGAAACACTGTATAATGAGCTACTAGAAAATTATACTAAATGGGGAATAACACGCTATTTTATAGCCGATGATACTTTTAATGATTCAACAGAAAAGTTATATCACGTACTTGATGTTGTAAAAAGATTACCATTTAAACCAAAATTTAGATGTTATATTAGACTAGATGTAATTGCCAACAATCCAGAGCAAGCACAATTGTTACTAGATATAGGCATGGTAAGTTGTTTTATTGGTATAGAAAGTTTTAAAGATAGAGCAGCAAGATTTGCAGGAAAAGGCATGAGTGTTGAAAAACGCAAACAAGCACTACACCAAATTAAAGAAGTATGGAAAGATGAAGTATATATCACAGCAGGCTACATTGTTGGTTTGCCGTGGGAATCATATTCTGAATTACGAGAAACTGCAAATTGGTTCCTGCAACCAGACTGCCCTATACATACAGTTTACTACTATCCACTAATGATTATGCCATTGGGTATATTACCAAATGTTCCACGTAGTGAGTTAGATAAAGATTACGAAAAGTATGGTTATACCATACCTGATATAACAAAATTACCCGCAGTATGGTATAAGAATGATGGCACAGATATACCAGACGCAAATAGAGCAATTGAAATAACTCAGGAACTTAAAGCAGAAATGGATAAAAAAGAAAAACCTATAGCTGCAAAAGCAATTGCCTATATACAAGAAAATAGTATCAAAGATCCACAAAAAGAATATTTTCCAAATCTTATAAATATGCTATCACACAACACAGAAAAGAAAAATTATGAGCAAACATCAATATAACCTTAAAACAAAAACAGATTATCTACAACGTAAAATGTTTTTAGACCCAGAAGGGCCAGTAACTATTCAAAGGTTTGAAGAAGTAAAATATAACAAACTTGCAAAGTATGAACAAACTGCTAGAGGTTTCTTTTGGGTACCGGAAGAAATTAGCCTAACTAAAGATGCACAAGACTTTAAAGATGCAAGTGATACAGTAAAACATATCTTTACTAGTAACTTATTACGTCAAACAGCGTTAGATAGTTTGCAAGGTCGTGGACCAAGTCAGATTTTTACTCCTGTAATTAGTTTACCTGAATTAGAAGCATTAGTATATAACTGGACATTTTTTGAAACAAACATACATAGCCGCAGTTATAGCCATATCATTCGTAATATCTACAACGTACCTAAAGAAGTCTTTAATACAATTCACGATACTAAAGAGATTGTTGACATGGCTAGTAGTGTTGGTAAGTATTACGACGATTTACACAGATATAATTGTAGCATTGAATTAGGTATTACTGGTGCCGAACACGAACATATTAAAGCAATTTACCTAGCATTACATGCAAGTTATGCATTAGAAGCATTTAGATTCATGGTAAGTTTTGCTACTAGTCTAGCTATGGTTGAAAACAAAATCTTTATTGGCAATGGTAACATCATTAGCCTAATTCTACAAGATGAAATACTACACAAAGAATGGACAGCTTGGTTAATTAATCAAGTTGTGAAAGAAGATAGTCGCTTTGCCAAAGTTGCAGAAGAATGTAAACAAGAAGTTTACCAAATATATCAAGATGTAATAAATGAAGAAAAAGCCTGGGCAGATTATCTTTTCAAATATGGACCTGTTATTGGGTTAAATGCTAATATTCTAAAAGACTTTGTAGACTATACAGCTTTTAATGCACTAAAAGAAATAGGCATTAAATATAGTTCTGCACACCCCAAGACTACACCTATACCATGGTTTAATAAACATCAGGATACACATAAGAAACAAACAGCATTGCAAGAAAATGAAAGTACAAACTATGTAATAGGTGTTATGTCAGATACGTTAAATTACGAAGAATTACCACAAATATAAAAAGGAGAAAAAATGAAAGCTATAGTCTGGAGCAAATACAATTGTCCTTATTGCGAACAAGCAAAGGCACTATTAAAACAAAAAGGTATTGTGTATGAAGAAAAGAAAATTGGCGATGGATACACAAAAGAAGATTTATTAGAAGCAGTACCAACTGCAAGAACAGTACCGCAAATTTTTCTTGATGAAAAATTAATAGGTGGATATACAGATTTGGTAGCCTATGTACAAAACACAATGGAGCCACAAGGATCATTTTAATGAGTAACATACAAATAAATTTAAAAATAGACGAAGTTTATACATTTAAACTAAACAGTGGCGAAGAAGTTGTAGCCAAAGTAAAACAAGCAGGTGGTGATTGGATATTAATTAATGACCCTGTTAGTGTAGCACCCGGACCTCAAGGTATGGGACTTATGCCAACATTGTTTACTGCTAATCCAGAGTCCGAAACTAGACTAAATACTAATAGTATTGCAGTAGTAGCTGAAACAGAATCAGCAGTTAAAAGCAAATATATTCAAGCTACTACGGGTTTAACAGTACCAGATAAAAAATTAATATTGGGATAATATGCCAGGAATAAGCCGACAAGGAGATACAAATGAAACAGGAGGTGCTATTATGCGAGGCGCCAGCACTGTATTTGCTAATGGTATTCCTGTTGGCTTGCATACCAGTCAAATAAGTGACCATGCACCGTATGGCAAAAGAACTCAACAACATAGAGCAGCATCAACTACTAGTGGAAGTCCTTCTGTAGTTGCTGAAGGTAGTCCAGTTCTTAAAATAGGATCAGGAAATAGTTGTGGACATAGTATAGTCGGCGGCAGTTCTGATGTGTTTGTACCATGAGTGATACATCAATACAAAACTCATTTGGTGTAAACTTAGCTGGGTCATTACTTCAAAATACAGGGTTAAATATCAACACTGTAACAGAAGGTCTTGTGGGCGTTAGCCACACTGTTTCATCTTATACTCCAGGAACATTAATTACAGAAACTTGTTTAAAAGATTTAACACTTGCAATAAAAGCAGGTTACGACACACTAGGTGTAAATTTAAACACTTCTACATATGGTAATTTAATATCTATAGGATCAAGTACTATTCCTGCATTGGGTAATAGTAAACCACCAACGTATACATGGGTAGGTCCTGCAAATAATGGAGATAGTACAAGTACAGCCGCACAAGAAATATCTTGGTATCCGTATACAGCAACAGCAACTACAAATACTTATCCTACTAGTTTGCCTACTCCTAGACAATATAGCGACTTGACAAGTACAACATATAATCCAAATATCACTCAACACGGATGGATAAGATTATTTGCACTACAAGCATGGAATGAATTTAATTACAATGGTGATCCTGCAGCAAGTGAAGTGAGCTATAAAGATTTTTTAAATAGTTTTACTATGTGTTCAGCGTTTATTGATAATAACAATGGTGTTATAACCACTATGTCAAACGCATCGACATTTTTAAAAAATACATATAGCAACGTAAATGATTTAATGACAGCAGATATTACTGGAGTAAATCTAGCTACTCAAGCATTTGGTCAAGATTTAATTAACACAGGTAAAGTAATTGACTTAACTCAAATAGATAAGTTTGGTCTCCCATCTATATTACTTAAGACCATAAATAAATATAGTGGATTTACTCCAAGTTTAGCATATGCATTATTATCTGCAGGACTATCAAGTAGTGACGTTTCAAGTATTTTATCAGGTAATCTTATCCCATCAAAATTACAAGAACAACAAATTTATGGTGCATATAGTATAATTACAGGAAAAGATTTAGTTGATATACTTATACCATTAAATTGTGCAACACCGGGATTAACTTCATTAATAGATTTATTAGACTTACAAAAATTATTGCCTAATAGTTTTCAAAGTTTGACTGTGCCAGTTTACAACTCAAGGCCAGGTCCTACTAACGCTAAAACTTATTATCAAATATATATTAATAATGGTATAAACTCACAATTATTAAATCCAGAGGTTATTGCAGCAATTGGTGTATATGGCCTTGCGCCAACTAGTGAAAATGTTAATATCGGTACAAATTATCAAGTTCCAGCTGCTGGATTTGGGGCTTATAGTAGAAGTTGCGTTCCTGATAATATATCTATTGCTACGGGTGCATTTAGTTTTTCAATGCAACAAATACCTAACATTAAAAATGTACCTATTGAAAAATTTGCACAAGTAGTGTTTAATATAGAAAGTACATTAGGACTACCACTAGTGGCAGGCACTGATGTACCTACCAACACTGTGTTAGCATCAGGTGGAATTGATCAAATGGCATTTGGCAGTGGACCATATGGTAGATTTACTATGAGTGACTTTTTTGGAAGTATGACAGGTCTGCCATATCAATTTACTGACATTAAAACTTATATACAGCAATTACAAACAAGTACGTTATCAACAATTTATACAAATATATACAATACAATTATAACAGCAGTTGGAGATGTAAGTGCGACAGTACAAACTTATATTGATGCTGCTAATAATGAAATAGCTAATATACAAGCTAATAAAACAAATATTGCTAATATTTTAAATAGAATGTGGAATTTAACTGGTACCCAACTAACAATAGAACAACATGCAAGAGACATGGCATTAATACCTGTAACTGTGCCAAAAAGTGTAAGAAATAATACATTCCCTGGGGTACTTGTAAGTTTTGTAAACAGCGTACAAGAATATGCTAGTAAAACAGAACCGCATATGCAGGCTCAAACATTAGAAGCAATATCAAATACAAGTACTGCAGGTGGACAATCACTTATTGCTCTTATGAGAGCAATTCGTAATAAAGATAAGTTGTTTAAAGCAGGTATCCCGTTAGCAGATAATATACCAGCTGAATTAAATGATTTAACAACAAAAATACTTATGGGTAATGGTACTGTATCTATAGGTAAAACAGGTCAAGGCGTACCTGCAGGTGATGCAACATTTACTATACCAGCAGATCATAACGTATTAACTAATGTTCAACAATATGGACATTTTGTAAACGAACAAAATGCTTATTGTGTACCAACTACAATGTACCCTAATGATGTATTAGGTTCAATACCAAATAATGCAAGTATTGGTCAAGATTTAGCTGGACCAAATATTATGCAAGTAAGTGACGTAATAACTCCTATAGCAGGAGGTTTTACTCCACAAGGAGTATGTGAGAATTTAAATCTAGGTAATCCTATAGTTCTAGGTAGTCTAGCAGGTAACCCATTTCAAAATCTTGTACAACCGCAACTTAGCAACATATATACTTCTGGCTTACTAAGTCCAACTACATATACTGTACCTGAAGCCATAGATGAAGTTATACGTTGTAACTGTGATTGTTGGGTAAACTAATCCAACATAAAAAACCAATCTATGCTATAATAGCATAGGAAAGGAAATATATGTTAAAAAATTTAAAACTTGTCGTGATGACATTTTTGTTATCAATTTTTATAATTTATACTCCCAGTACGGATGTAAATGCCACAAAAGTTCCAAAAATTGCAAATAATCAACATGTAGATGCAAAACAGTTGCATTGCATGGCAAAAAATATTTTTTATGAAGCAGGTGGTGAGAGCATCAAAGGTCAAGCTGCTGTAGCAAGAGTTGTATTAAACAGAGTTAACCATGGTTTTGCCAAAACACCTTGTGGTGTCATATATCAAGCAACAATAGTTGAAGATAAAAAAATATGCCAATTTAGTTGGGTATGTGAAGATAAAGGAGAACCAAATAAAAATAGCTATCAATATAAACTAGCTAAACAAATTGCATACGAAGTTATGGTACATGATAGGTATAACGATGTTATTCCTAATTCAGTATTGTTTTTTCATAACTTAACAGTAAGCCCATTATGGCCATATGCTGAAGCAGCTAGAATTGGCAATCATATTTTTTATAGCAAAGTTAAAAAGAAACAAAATATACAGCCTATAAAAAAAGAGGACATCTGAATAAATGGATGAAAAGCCAAATTCAGCAAAGGGTAGAGAGAGTTACGACAGCACTAGTAGTAATTCTCTTATTCATTTTTTTAACAGAAATGTAACACCATATCCTACTGAAGCAGGTGGACCAAAATTTGACTTGATTCCAGTTGAGAAGCAAAAAGACATTATGGTCAATGTGGCCCGTCTACATGCCCAACAAGAGTATGATAGAATCATGGATCTTGTTAAAGTATTACAAAAGCAAGCCGAAGATTTAAAAAGACGGTTAGATATAACTGATATGGTTCATACAGCTAAATATGATTTTCAAACATATCATGGACAAACATATTGGTTAGTATATGACCACAGAAAAAATTTTACTAGATTGTCACACTCAGGTCCTAACGATTGGTGTACTGGTATACCAGAAGGATACGAGTACATATGTAAAGTAAAATGGATGGGTGACTATACTTGGTTAGAGGTAAAAAATGATGAATAAAAGTCCAGAACGAGGAACATTTCAAATAAATTGTGAAATGAAAAGGGTAGAAGAAGGTAAGACAACCCCTGAAGATGCACAATCTATGATTGAGTTGTTCAAAACATGGCATGAACAACGTCAAGAGTTAGAGCAAGATCCTGAATGGCAAAAAGACAACATGGAGTACGACCTACGCTCTACTAAATGGATTTGTGATAAAGTCAAAGAACATGAATATTACGCACAGAATTTGTATGCCGCAATTTGTAATAATGACTTCACAAAGAATGATGTTTGGCCGTTACTTCAGGGCAAAACTTGGAGTGCAAGTTGGCGTAGTGCAGGTGGTATAGTTGCTAACATGCGTGAAGAAGGGGATTATATTGAATGGTATTGTTCTGGAATAAGGAATGAAATATCAGATGAAGAATATAATCAGCTAACAAAAGAACAACAAGAATATTATCTTTATATGAAAAATAAGTTTGTTAATGAAAGTGTCGTAACAGATGAAATACGTGAAGATTTATTAAAATTAGGTTGGATTGTCGTTGAGAACAACGATGACGTATAAATACTATTGGAGGAACTATTATGGCTTACAGCAATAAAGTAGTAGACCATTATGAAAATCCACGAAATGTGGGCAGTTTTGCTAAAACAGATGACAACGTAGGTACGGGAATGGTTGGTGCCCCAGCTTGCGGCGATGTAATGAAATTACAAATTAAAGTAGATCCAATATCAGGAGTTATAACAGATGCCAAATTTAAGACATATGGGTGTGGGTCAGCAATTGCTTCAAGTAGTCTTGTCACAGAGTGGGTTAAGGGTAAAACAATCGATGAAGCAAGCGAAATCAAAAACTCAGAAATCGCCCAAGAACTCGCCCTCCCTCCCGTCAAAATTCACTGCTCGATCCTAGCAGAGGATGCTATTAAAGCTGCGGTAAATGATTATAGAAACAAGTATCAAGTCCCCCTGCAATAGTATTTGCAGATTAGATGAAAAGAAAGTTTGTATAGGATGTAAGAGGACCATAGATGAAATATCTAAATGGTCCTCTTTTTCCGATATAGAAAAATTAGCAGTCATGGAGAGACTTAAAAATGAGCAACGAACAAGCTAAATTAAAAAATTCCAAAAGAAGATACAGTGATGAAGTTGCTGTAAAACGTCAAGTTAAGATTGCAAAACAACATGGGGCAGATGTTAAACAACCTCATAGATTAAGTAAACATCATGCTATGGATTGTGGTCAGCCGGGTTGTTTGTTGTGCGGAAATCCTAGAAAAATTTTTAAAGAAAAGACTACACAAGAAAAAAGAATGTTGCAGGATATGGAACATATTAGTGACAAACATAGTAATGGTTTGCCACCAGAGGATAATTAATTACCATTTTATTAGTATAAATATTATAGAGTATGATATACTCTTACAGACTGTACACACAAGGAGAATATATGAAAACAGTAGGTCAGAAACTAGAAAAATTTGCCGTTACCGGCGTCAACCCAGGTAAAGATGATTTCTTTACTATCACAGAAGAATCATTTCAAGGTAAGTGGAAAGTAATTGTTTACTATCCAAAAGACTTTACATTTGTATGCCCAACTGAAATCGTTGCGTATGACAAACTATTCCAAGACTTTGCAGACCGTGATGCAGTATTGCTAACTGGTTCAACGGACAATGAGTTCTGCAAACTAGCATGGCAAAAAGCACACCCTGATCTTGCTAAAATTAAGCACATTCAATTTGCTGATACACAGCGCGGTGAATTGAGTTTGATTGAACAACTTGGTGTATTTTATGCTCCAGCAGGCGCAGCCCTTCGTGCAACATTTATTGTTGACCCAAGCAACGAGATTCAACACGTTACTGTCAACAACTTGAACGTTGGTCGTAGCCCAGAAGAAACTTTGCGTATCCTTGACGCATTGCAAACTGGCGAACTATGTGCATGTAACCGTAAGGTCGGTGGCGAAACTCTATAATGCTAGAGTTTGTATGGGCTATAGCAGCCATAGTCTTAATTGACGTAGTTTTGGGAGGTGAGAATGCATTAGTCATAGCTATGGCTAGTCGTAATCTTCCTCCTGAACTTAGAAAGAAAGCACTATTATGGGGAACATTTGGTGCCGTAGCAGTTAGATTTATATGTGTTGCACTATTAACTTATCTGCTTTTGATCCCTGGACTTAGGTTAGTAGGTGGATTGGCATTATTGTATATTGCCTACACACTTGTTAAACATAAGGACAGTGAACAAAAAGAAGTAAATGCTGCCGCTAGCTTTTGGGGTGCAATGGGAACGATAGTATGGGCAGATGCTGTTATGGGATTAGATAATGCACTTGCAATCGCTGGTGCTGCAGGTGGCAATTGGTGGCTAATCATATTTGGTTTGTTACTTAGTGTACCTATTATTCTATTTGGTAGCACTGTTGTAGCTAAAGTTATGGAACGCTGGCCAAAGACAATTTGGATTGGTGCAGGTGTACTTGTAATCGTTGCTGTCAAAATGATATTGAATGAACCGGTAATAACTAATTATTTAAATTATGCTTGAAACTATTTCGGAATTATTTCAAGAGGCTTACAAACGTAATTGGATTACTGCCCGAGACGGAAATGCCAGTATCCGCTGGCATGACCGCGACCATATGTATATTACTCCTAGTGGTATACGTAAACAAACTCTACAACCAGAAATGTTTATAAAGTGGAGTTTAAGTGACTATAAGGCTTTAAATTATACTGATTTAAGCAATGCACTACGACCTAGCGGAGAGATACCTTTACATTATGGGTTACAAAAAAATATAGATACTGAGGTTAGAGTAGTACTGCACTTCCATCCAACGTATACAGTAGCAGCCATGTATGCAGGAATCGAACTTAGTGAGTTAGTTAAAGAGTTCCCAGAATTAGGTCGCTATACTAGAGTAGGTAAAACTGTTCCTGACGTTCCACCAATTAGTCAAGCATTAGCTGATGCGACTATTCCTAATTTAAAAGTATATGAAGATGGCGGAGTTTTAAATCATATTGTGGGTATTGATCGTCATGGTGTAGTGGCAGTTGATACAAGTCCATGGCGTGCGTTTGAACACATTGAACGATTAGAACATATTTGTAAAATTGTATTATCAGCGAAAGGTTACAAATGATTGATTGTATGATTATCGGAGACAGTATTGCTGTAGGTACTGCAATGTATAGACCAGACTGTGTAAGCTATAGCCGCGGCGGTTGGAATAGTTGGCAATGGAATAAAGACTATTTAGAAGTTGCTAGTAAAAAGAACTATGAGACTGTAATCATAAGTTTAGGCGCTAACGACCATAAAGGGGTTAAGACTGAAGTAGAGTTGCGTAAAATGCGAGAAACAATAAAAGGTAAGCGTGTATTTTGGATTGATCCAGGCAAGGATCGTAAACCAATACCACACGATGCTATTGTGCGTATCGCTAAAGAATACGGGGATACTATATTACCAAGACCCAAAGACCACATGAGTAGTGATGGTGTACATCCTACAGGAAAAGGTTATAAAATTTTAGGAGAACAAGCAAAATGACACAATGGGTAGACGCATTGAAAGAAAATAGTATTCCAGATTACGCAAAGGATACAAAATTAAATATGGACGCAGTTATCAAGCGTTCAAGTCTTCCTGTTGAAGAAGCAGAAGCTGTTGCATTAGCAGCAGCGTTTGCAACAGGAAACACTAAACTATGGACTTGGATAGAAAGTCAAATAGCTAATAAAACTGAAACAAACGCAGCATTAACTGCTGCTGCACTTATGGCACAAAACAATGTTTGGTATCCATATGTTGAAATGGCTAATGATCCACAACTAGAAGGTTTGCCCGCACAACTACGTATGAATGCTATCGCTACACATGGTGGAACTACTAAAGAACGTTTTGAATCGTATAGTTTAGCTGCAAGTATTGTTGGTAAATGTCATTTCTGTGTGAAGGCCCACTACGAAGGATTAAAGAAGATGGGATACACAGTAGAACAACTACGTGATATCGGTCGTATTGCTAGTGTTATTACTTCAGTAGCAAGACTAGTTGCTTAATTATTTGATACCAATTAACATATACCTGTCATAACCCCAATTGTCATATTGAATTCTCAATGTGTCACAAAAAAGGGTTTTTGACAGGTTATATTTTTCTACAAACGATGTAATTGTGGGACTAGGATTTGTAACGTACCAAGGATCATTGTTATCAATTATATTTGACGATTGAATACAAACTAAGCTCCCTTGTTGTACATTGTCAAACCATTTTGTAGTCATGTGTTCGCTACTACAATTTATAACTACTTCATGGGTCAAGGGAATATTAGTTGCGTCTCCTGTAATATTTTCAACTTCCCCTTGAATATACCAAGTATTGCAAATTTTATTGGCTATTTCTTTGACAGAAGGGTCAATATCTATACCGAGTATTGACCCTTTGTATCCTCTTGTTTTTAATATAAATGCTGTTAAATTATACCAGCTACCTAATACTACTATATTGTTGCATAGATATTTTTCTATGTTTTCAGCTAACCAAATTTTACTTTTTATTTGACCGTGACTAAAACTATCTAAGTTCATTCAATTTCAACATAACCTTGTGATGTTACAATGCGAGTTATTCCGTGTTCTGATTCATACTGGACACGTTCTTGAAATAATAGAAGTGTGGCTCTGTGTGCTAAAAATTCTTGATATTGTTGTTCATCCCTGTACCATTGTACAAAATTATAACCGTTGTTAGGCAACGGTTCTGCGGTTACATTTACTACATATGGAGCAAGTTGACTATCTAATAATTCATGTTTTGCAGGATTTACCCAACTCCAAATTTCAACGTCCTCAGGCACGTCCATTTGAGTTACTACTTTATACATCAGCATTTTGGTCCCTTTACTGTATATTGTATTTATCTTCCTAATTCAATTCTAACAATATACCCTATTTTTTTTCTAAAATTGATTTATATTTTTGGTAGTCTAAATTTGTAGTTGTAAATTGATTTAAAACATAATTATCGGTTCTTTGAGGACTTGTGGATACCGCAATACCGCCCCGATCAGCAATAAATTGTTTAAATTCCGAACTATTTACAGCATTTGCAAATATAGAATTTAGGTATGTTTTAATATGATTTGGAGTATTTTTTGGTACAAATATACCGCTCCATCCAAATTCAACCATATCTACTGATTCTTTTATGGTAGGATAATCTTTTAAAGATGGCATTCTATTGGCACTTGTTATAGCAATTATTTTTGCACGTTTTGCTTGTTCAAAGTTAATGGCAGTATTAAGCCCAACAAATGTAAAATCAGCATTATTTTGTGACACTGCAATAGCATTTTCAGGATCTCCCTTATAAGGGACTATTAATAAATCTTTTTTTGATTGTGCAAATGAAGCTAATTTTACACCATAATATGTTATTTGTGCGCCGATCGTAGCAAAAGTTAACTCACGTTTTTTATGTGTCTCAAGCAATTGATTTATATTGTTTATTTCACTATTAAATGGAACTATAAGTGCAAGAGGAGACTCACGTATTAATGTAATGCCCTCTAACTCACCGGGTCTAAGTGATCCTTCTAAACCAGTAACTGCATTAAACATCAAAGATTGAGCATCACAATGACATAAAGTAAGCCCATTGGGTAAACTATCTTTTACAAATCTTGCCCCTATATTACCAGAAGCACCCGGTCTGTTCACTACAACTATTTGTATTTTAGTTTGTTCTTCAACTTTTTTTGCTATTGTTCTTGCCAAAGTATCATTCCAACCACCTGCTACACTATGACTTACTAATGTAATAGTTTTGTCTTTTAGTTCATGAGGCATTTCGACAGCGTTTGCAATACTAAAAAGTAATGTGCAAACTAGACTTACTAAAAATTTCATTTATTTTCCTTAAAAATTTTGTAAAAGTATTTATTTTTATAGTTTACCAGTTTAATTTTCCAAGTTCAAAAAAACAATAATGCCATTTGATATCACTGTATGCGTGTTTACCATCATTAAAGACATATGAGGGTAGTTTGTAAACATTACTAGTTGCTGATAAAAAACTTTGATAAACTCTTTCACTTTTAAATTTTTCTAAAAAACGTGAATAGTTGTCATTGTAAAAAACCCCAGACTTATTAACTTGAATTCTTGAAAAATCCCAATAAGGGTAACAAATTTTTTTAATTGGGATATCAAAATTTTTATTTCTATCTAAAATTTCAATAGATCCAAGACTATCATAATATGACAATCTTTTAAGTGTGTCATCTTTGTTTTGAAGCAAATAGTTCCATAAATTTTTAGCTTGGGCTACAGGTAAATCTGGATAAGTAGAACTCCAATAAAAGTATTCTATCGGTACATAGATTCCGTTATAGTAATCACTTTTAAAAAATGTTGCTTTATCTGCAAATATCATGCCATAAGAATCTTCTTTAATATAAGGTATAGGTTTATCTATGCCTACAATCACACCAACTTTTTTGCCTGTTTTTTCAATAAGGTTAGCTACATATTTTTGAAGATATCTAAAACGTTGAATTAATAAATAATTTCCTGGAATGTTCATAACACTTGTAGTATCTTCATAATCTTCCAAACTTCTGTTTTCCCAGCAATCACTTAAATGAATTTTTATTTTAGGATATAATTGACTTAATTCGTTAAGTTCTGGTATGACTATTGTATACCACTCTACTGCCATGTTGGTTGAAGAAGTACTATTAGTAAGTGTATAACCACCTTTTTCTAGTAAACTTTTAGGAAAGTCTCCCCAAACTTCATCTAACTGAATATTATTATTTAAAAAGGTTTTAAGTATATTATGACTATCACTTCCACCTGTATAAGCAAGTATCAAATAATCATAACTATCTCGCAGTTGTTGCGCCCGAATTTTATAATGTTCTAATAAATTTAAATTTAAATTTTTATTATTTATGGCTATTTCAAATGCGGTTCTGTGAAAGTCCCAACTTATTTCTTGTTTAGTTTTTATTGATTCTTTAAGCGCATTAAATTTTTTATAATAAAATTTTTTATCAACTCTATAATATCCATTAGCATAAGTAAAAAAATCAATTGGAGTATCTTCAAATTTTATCATATGTTGCTCATTTGTGGAATAAATTTTCTAGAACTTTGTTTCATATAATAACATCTAATTATAGTATCTTTGTCTGGTAAAGTTCTTCTATAAAGAAGCTGCCAAAACATAGTATAGAAACATCTGGATTTTTCCCTTACAAAAACTTCATCAAGGTATTCATAATTTTCTAATTCTAAATTAAAATTATTCAAATCTTGAATAGGTATTGCAACATAAAATTTATAATAATTATAACTCTCATTGTATAACACAGCTTCTTGTATTAAAGAGTTTATATCCTGTGTACCATAAATATTTGTCAAATACCAACTTGGTTCATCTTCACTTTGATAACATACGATTGAACTTGTTTTTTCATCATTAATAAATGAATGCCAATTTTTTAATTGTCCTAAGTAATTTGTTGCAAATATTTCGTGTTCTAAACTTACAAAATCTTCTTTTGTAATATCAAATTTTATTTCTGTTGAGTAACTAAAAGCATTTTCTTTATTAAACAATTTAATTATTTCTGTTTTGTTATCCAGTGTAAGTTTCATTGTATCCTCTTAGTTGAACGATAGCATCATTGTATTTTATACCATCAAGACAATTTGTCAATCTTGGTATTAAATGTCTTACAATATGTCTGTTTGCTTCATGTGAAAACGGTACTGTTTTTTCCCACCCATGTGTTTTTGTTCTATAGTCAATGCTTAACTCAGGAAGCAAGTCAATTAAAATTTGATTTTTACTACTTTCAGCTTTAAGTTTTAAATTTTTATTGTTGACTAAATTTTTTATTCCTGTACTATCTAGCCAATAAAGCATTGCTTCAGGGGTATAACTGAAAAATTCATAAATTACTGGAATGTTAAAATGTTGAACAAATCTTATATTGCAAGTTTCTTCTGATTCCATATACGTGTAATACCAGTATGGGTCAAAATTTCCTATTTTTTTTGTTAATGGCACATTGCCTCCCATTATTGCAGGAGTACCTCGCTTCCTAACATTTTCAAAAAAACCATTAAAAATTAACATAGCACAGTAAATTTTTTGTGCCATATCAATTGCAGCCCCACTAAAGTAAAAATCTTGAACATCAAAGTTCACTATTTCTAATGGTAGTGACAAATCATTGGCTATGCGTGTTGCATTTGCTACTTCATATTCATTGGAATTATCCGTATACCTTAATGTAACAAGTTTAGGTTTAATTCCAATCGCCAAAAAACAACGTATTAGTATTTCACAATCTGTTCCACCACTAAAATATATTTCAAAATCTTTTCCTAATTCTAAAGATATAAGTTTGGCTATGCGTTTTAATTCATCATAAAACGTACTATTTGTATATCTATCATGATCAATCTTGCCCACTGTTACCCTATATCTATCAAAAGGATTTTGTCTTACACCAAATACTTCATCATTGATGTAGTATTTTAAATGGTTATTGTGTGTTAGATTAATCATATGTTAAATATACGTATATAAAGTATTTAGACTCTCTTACCTAGAACACAATAAATTATGCCCGTAATATCATGGATACCTAACCAAAATATTGAGTATGACAATATTTTTGACAAACTACGTGAACAGCAATATCAGGACAAATCACATAGGTATTGGAGCAACTACAACAAAGACCATTTTTCTGATACCATTTTACACTCTATGTATTTTAATGACAATAATGAAATAGAACTTTGTAGCACTATTTCAAAACGGTCATGTTGGCCAGAAAATGTATATAGAATATTGAATCGCACATGGAAAGTAACAAATAGAAAAACTATTCTACGTCAAGTTTCTAAATCAATGGGAGAAACTACAATTAATCAAATACAATGGTTAAAAGACAATACAAATTGTAAGTTATATTTTGTCAGCAGGCAAACTGACAATTGGGTCAATTGGGTAATTGACAGCTTTAAAAATGATTATGGTATAGAGTTTTTATCTACAAAAAATAAATATCTTACATGCCCTAATGAATGTGATGATACATGCTGGCAACATATCATCTATAACGGTGATACTTCAATACTTGAAAACTGGAAAAATAAATGATAGCAATTTTAAAAAATATACTCACAATTAAACACTTGTATGCTGGAATAGTACCAATACAAATTTTAGGTATCTATGCAATCTATGAAATACTTATGGGAAATGCCCCTTCTTGGTGGTATGTACCAGTATTAATTGGTTGGTTTTTAATGAAGTTTGTAGGTATAGGAGCAGGATTTCATCGTTTATTCAGTCATCATAGCTTTAAAGTATCACGATTAATGAAATGTTTTATATTATTTTGTGGTACGTTAGCGGTGCAAGGTAGTGCTATATTATGGGTAGCTATTCACAGAGGTGGTCATCATAGATATAGTGACACAGAACAAGACCCACATAGTCCAATTCATGGATTTTGGCATAGCTATATAACTTGGATGTTTAAGTTAAAAGAAGGTGAAGTCAATGTAAGACGAATTCCAGATTTACTTAAAGACAACGATATGATCTTTGCTCACAAATATTACCTACATATCATTTGGATTGTATATGGTATCACAGCACTAATAAATTTTGATTTATGTCTATATCTTTTAATTTTGCCTGCATTTATCACCATGCATGTATTTTGCTTACAAACAAGTGTAGTGCATTATAAAAAATTGGGTTACAGAAATTATGACACAAAAGATACAAGCGTAAACGTACCGTGGCTTTTTGTTTTAACACAGGGTGAATGCTGGCATAACAATCATCATGGACAACCCAAAAATCCAAACTATGGTGGTAGAAGATGGTTTGAGTTCGATCCTACTTATAGAATCATTCAATTAATTGAAACAAAAAATTAAAAGTATTTTTTGGGTAAAAATTTTTTGATTAGAGGTTGACACAAAATTGATTTTGCTATACAATAGGCACAAATGTTGAAAAATTCAACACTAAAAAAACATTTTTTTAAACCAGGACTAAATAAAGACACTATGATTAACTTTACTTGTTTATTGCAGAAACATATGGGACTATGGTCAATAGCCAGCGATTCCTTTGTACCTGCATATCCAAGTATTCGTGGCACAAATGAGAATCAAAGAGGTAGCCCGGGGACTAGGTAAAGTCTAATTGTAAAGATTTATCTGACCCCTGGGAATCGAAAGAGTCTCAGGGGTTTTTGTTTATGTGTTATAAGGAATATGAAAAAGGATATTGATATTAAAAATAGAATGCGACAGATAAGGTATGTAACTGAACATTTTTTAAACAAAGAACAAGTAAAATCTTTGTTTGAGAAAAAAATGCGAAGGGCAGAACTTTATTCGCAATCATTGAAGAAGCGAGAGACCTTATTGAGGGGTCGTTAATATCGCAAAGTGTGTATGGGGAACGTGGCCCCGGGGCGCACTATAAACATGCTCTATCGGGCGGACTGCTAGATGAACGTCAGGCGATAACTGATTAGTATAAACAGCAGGCTAGAGTATAGCTCTAGCATAGCATCGTAAGATGCTATTCTAAAATACAATGACAAGAAATCCGCACCTCAATCATGATTTGGGAACTAGCACTGACATTGTGTTTTATAATAGTATTTTATGTAGGTGTGGCGGAGAGGCCCAACGCAACTGTCTGCAAAACAGTAAAACCGTCAGTTCAAATCTGACCACCTACTCCAGTTTTAGGATGGTAACAGCAATTAAAAACTTTACTGGAAATAAAGCAAAAACCCATCCTGTTATTTTTAAGGAGTAGTAATGTTAAAACAATTTACTATTGATGAAAGTTATATCACTGATGTAACAGTCAGAAATGAACATGATTTCATCAAAGACCGTAACAACCCTACACATGAAGACCTTATTAAGGTTCTCAAAGGTTGGGACAAAGCTATCAGCATTAGTAGCAAAGACCACGATGAGTTTACAAAGTTACGTAACCAATTAGAAGAAGAAGGTTACATTGAATGTCAACGAGGTTGGTGGAATGGTGATAGAGTACTAAAGTCTTTTAAATTAAATGAATGGGTCTTTCGTAAAGGACACAAATTTTGTTGTGCTGCCGCAATGAAGGGCAGTATTGCATATGCAAGAAGTAAAGGTCGTAAAACAATTTCTTTCTTGTAAAAATTAACTCTCCATAGCGTAACTTGGTAGCGTTCCTGGTTTGGGGCCAGGCGGTCGGGGTTCAAATCCTCGTGGGGAGACCAATTTATATCTCTCTGGTGTAATGGCAGCACTGCGGTCTCCAAAACCGTAAGTGGGGGTTCGAGTCCCTCGGGGGATGCCAATTTTATTGCTGCTTTAGCTGATGTGGTCATAGCGCCGGTCTGAAGAACCGGTGAACGTGGTTCGATCCCACGAGGCAGCACCAAGTTTAGGATGCTAACAGCAAACATTTACACTTGCCTTTTAAGCAAACTAGTAAAATGCATCCTGTTATTTTTATATTCCGTGAGGCAGCTGGAGTGGCCGATAGTCCTTCAAACTATTGAGATGGGATCAAAAACCATACGGAATACCAATATAAATAAAACACTATGAAAAAATATATAATTTTTCTATTGTTTTGCATACCGTCTATAACATATGCTTGTAAAGGTTATGTAATAGGATTTAAAGGACTCAACAATTTATTTGATATTGTTGCTTTTAATGAGTACGCAAATAAAAAAGATTATTGTACCAGAGTTTATAGTTGGAACGAACACCTAAAAGCTATAGATTTTATAAACAAAACACATAAATCATATCACCTTTACGGTTATAGTAAAGGTGCTCAATCGGTAGGTAAAGTTTTGAAACAGGTACAACGTAAGCCAGAGTATGTAATTACAATGGGTGCGTATAAAACTACAGATGTAAACTTTGACAAATACAAAGTTAAGTATGATAATTATTTTGATGATTCAGGTATAGGACAAAAAAGTCCTGGCACTTTTTTAAAAGTGCCACACTATGAAATTCAAAAAGAAGTAAACAAGATTATTGGGGGTTAGCTTAGTTTGGCCTAAAGCACCGGTCTTTGAAATCGTGATCACTGGTTCGAATCCAGTACCCTCTGCCAATATACGCCTATAACTCAGTGGACTAGAGTACTTCGCTACGAACGAAGGAGTCGGAGGTTCGAATCCT